ATACGTTCATCTGCTATTTGCGAATAGCGAATGCAGACGGAAGTAAGCCGACTCGGAACGTAGCCGTTCATCGGGAAACCGACGCAAAAGCCGACTGAAGGAACGCTTTTTAACTTTAGTTAAGGAGAACCCTAATGTCACGTGTAGTCTATCGTGGTGTCGCTTATGACACCGAACAACGCCGCCAAGCACAACAGCAACAGCAGCAACAACCACAGCAATATGATGAGCAATATCGTGGAGTTAAATTTGTGAAGGAGTCAAAATGAATTGGCTAATTCTCATTCGCAAACAAATTCAAAAACAGAATAAACTTCAAGAAGCTCAATATTATATGGCAACACTTGGATAAAACGAAAGGGGGCATAAGCCCCCTTTTTTCATTCTGCTTGTTTCTTTTTACCAATATTATATTTGGATTCTAGTGTCCACTCTGGTTTATCTTTAAAGGAAAGAACCTTAATTTGACTGAGTGGTGCAGCATCTGCTACTTGATCTGCATTTACAATTTTAATAAGACCCCAATCTTGCAGAAGTTGAGCAATTCTATTTTTACGCTGTACATCATTCAAAAATAGATTGGCTCGTTTACCATCTAGAGCAAATAGCTCTTTAAAATGAACAATGTAATATCTACCTTGCTTATGTAGAATATGGCAAGATTGATAAAGTTTTTTTTCTTTTCTTGATGCAACCCCAATACGAGTTAGAGTTTCCCTGACTTTTAAAAAGTCATCTGGTTCGTTCAGAGTTACTTCAACCATTTGTTCTGGTGACCAACTCACTTCACTATCAGCGTTCATGTTTTCCTCCACGATTCAATTTAGTTTTTATAAATTCAATTTGTTGTTCTGTTAGTAATTTTAAAGCAACTTTTGCTTTCTCATCACTATAGCCATAATATTGTTTTATACAATCCAGAGAATCTAGTTTCTCTTTCTTTAACCAAGGAGAGAAACGTTTCTTTGGTCTGATAATATTTATATAAAAATCATATTGTAACTTCTTGTCAATGTGAGAATTGATATTCATCTCATTGGCAAGAAGTATAGTATCTATAAACCCAGAGTAGCAGCGATTGACAACGTATGGAGGATATTGTCTTTCAGACTCTGGATCAGAATCCATCAGATTTTCTTTTGATAAATTGATGGAGTTTAAATAATCTTTTAGGTCCACAAATCACACAATAATTTTTTTATCAGGAGTAACAATATTACTATACATTTGAGTGTATTGATCTACAATACTCCCATCTGCTTCAGCAATGTAAACCACAAACTTTTTATCAACTGTAATTTCAGTTTGTGCTTTACTAATCATTGGAGACCATGGAGCAAATCCAAGAGTTCCTTGTCCAGTAGGAACCCCAACAATTGCATTCTCGACAACAATTACATCAAAGTTTTCTTTGACTACATTAGCAATTAAATCCTCACCAGAGGACATACGAATCAGTTTTACATTCATTTGAATTTACAATCACACATCAGTTCAGTAAAGCAAGCTAAAGTGTTAATCTCTTGATCAGCAACAAAAGCAGCTTGGTATTGGTATTTAGCAAAAATCAATACAGCTTGGGGTATTGACTGAGGCTCTAATGATTCGTACATTGTGTTGTAAATTTTACGAATGATTGCATTCACATCATTATCTAAATTTTCAACAACCCATTTACGAACATTACCAAAATTTTTATCCTTCAAAGATTTAACAAGATCTTTGAGATTTATATCTGATACTGATGCAAGGACACCAGTATCAATAACTCCTCCAGAAGAATATCGCTGAAGTTCATTTAAAACTCTCCTCCAGTCTGGGAAAAATTTGTTAATTACCTCCGCAACAACTTTTTCATCATACTCAATGCTTTCTTCCTCAAGAATAGCCCTGATACGCTGGAAAAATTCTCCTGCGACCTTTGGCTTGTCCTTTCCTGTAATATTGAAGTCGAATACTGCACATCTACTTTGTAGGGGCTCGATGATCTTATTCCTGTAATTGCAGGTAAAGATGAATCGGCAGTTGCTATGAAACGTCTCAATATTAGCCCGTAGAAGGAGTTGAACGTCGTTGGTTGTATTATCTGCTTCGTCAATGATGATGACTTTTGGTTTACCATTTCCTTGAAGTGATAAGGTCGAAGCAAAGTTCTTTGCCTGGTTCCGTACCGTGTCCAAAAATCGTCCTTCATCAGATCCGTTGATGACATAAAAATCTACTCCCAATTCTTTACATAATGCTTTTGCAATTGTGGTTTTTCCAATTCCTGGGGGACCACACAAAAGTAGATTTGGAATTTCTCCATTATCTACAAAATTTTGAAAAGTTTGCTTTACACTTTTTGGAAGAATGCAGTCACTCACTTTCTGTGGTCTGTACTTCTCCACCCACAAAAAATCATTACCAATCATTCAATCAACCTCCAAAAGTTGAATCTGGTTCAAGTGCAATCCAATAAGTCAGATTATATTTTGAACTTGTAAATTTAGAAATGTTCGTAGAAGATACAAGTACTTTATATACGTCTGGAATGATTTTAATATTCTCAATTTTAAAATTAAAAGTAAACTCTTTATCAGTCTCTCCAACTTTGGCAGAAAAATTATTTGACGTGTCATTGTCCTTATTTCGGACAACTAAATTAATTTCTCCATCATTTCCGATCAATGATAGATCGCTGAGCTGATATACACTAGATGCCTTAAGAAGAGATGAAAGAACTTCTTCACTCAATTCAAACTCAACAAGTTCTCCTCCCATCACGATGTCTTTATCTGGAGCAACCGTAATCAGGCTAGGATCTGAGAAAAAATACTTTACTTTAGAACGACCACTTTTGATGGTGACATAACTGGTATTATCAAAAACAAATTCTGGATCTTTGAACAGAGTCAGACCACCAAGAAATTCATTCAGATCATAGAGTGCAAAATCCTGTTCAAATTCTTCAGAGCAAATATATTCCGCAAGAATATTTTTAACTGGGGAAATAGTACGAATTTTAGTTCCCGATTTCACCACAATAGATGAATTGATAGAAGAAAAGTTTTTGAGAACATTGAGAGTTTGGGTTGAAATTTTCATAATCACTTAAATTCTTGAAGACCGTTTTGTGTGCGAGAATAATGCTTATCAAAATGAAGTAAAAGCATGGCATAATGAATTACTTTGAGAAGGTCTCGCTTGTTAAGTCCATCCTTATCACCATATCGGCTGCCATACTTAAGGATATTTGCTTGACAAAAAGGAGCAGCAAGACCTTTAGCTGCCATCAAATCAATAGTCTGAATGTCATCATATCCTTGTTCGTCACCACAGTAATGACCATGATAAGTGCTGACTACATACTCTTCAATGTCTTTGAGGATCTTTTCCTCGTTGTACTTCCATTGCATAATTAAATCTCCAAATAAAAAATGGGGAGAGAAACTCCCCTTAGTATACCGCAATCAGGCGGCGGTGTCAAGTACCTCTTCGGTAGTTTCTGGGATAGCTTCTTCAGTAGTGTCCAGATCAGAAGCATCAATGTTCTTGTAGAGATCTAGGAAAGAACTCTTGGTGTCATCATCAAAGCGATTGATACACACATTGATTGCTTTCTTGCGATTCTTAAAGATAGCAAATGACTGAATGATATGAACAAGACGACGAGTAGTAATGATCTCATCTACACCACCATCATAGAAAGTCTTACGAATAGTGTCTGCCCAAACAATTAGCTTGTCTACAAACTCCTCGTCAACAACTTCAAAAGAATTCATGAGGTTCATGAGAATCTTTTTCTCAGTCGCCATTGAAGGATAAGGCTGCTCAAAGGTGATTGGGAAACGCTCAAGGAAAGCCTCGTTCATCACATTGGTGCCGATGAAACGACCATCATCAGAACCCTTACCTTTAGTGTTTGCAGTAGCAATCACATTGAACCCAGCAGAAGGAGTTACATACTGATTGATCTTCTTGAGGAAAACACCCTTGCCTTCCAGAACAGACTGTAGACACATAATCTTGTTGCTGGCAAGGTCGATCTCATCGAGAAGAAGCACAGCACCACGCTTGAGAGCGTTCACAACAGGACCGTCATGCCATACAGTCTCCCCATCAACAAGACGGAAACCACCCAGTAGATCGTCCTCATCGGTCTCAATTGTGATGTTGACACGAATCAGTTCACGCTTCAGTTGAGCACATGCTTGCTCTACACTGACAGTCTTACCATTACCAGAGAGACCAGTGATAAAGACAGGATAGAACATGCCAGACTTCACGATTCGCTTTACATCAGTAAAGTTGCCAAACGAGACATAGTTCTTATCCTTCTGAGGAATAAAGCTAACTACTGGAGTTGCAGGGGTGGCAGACATAGAATTAAAAGTTTTTTCAAGTTGTTCAGTTACAGTCAAATTCCAAACTCCACGACTAGTTTTGTTAGGTTCAAGTGTTTTACAAATGGATGCGAGAGAAGTATTTGAACTTGCGGCGTATTCAATAAGTTGCTGGCGTGTGACAGTTTCACCATAAAGAGCAGACAGATTCTGGACAAGCTGATCAATCATTTGAGTCATAATGAAGTTACCTCGTTTGGTATGAAAGTAGTATAGGACAGAAGGGGTGGGGTGTCAAGCGATTTGCTCGATGAATTTCGATAAGATGATCTTATTGAAAGCTTTCTTTTTCATTTGAGTCTTGAATGTTACTAGTGGACTCGATGAGCTAGCTGGTGAGATATCAGTAGGAGTACTATTTCCAATCTCAATAAAATACAATTCATTATATCCTAGAGAGGTTGCAGTAAATGATCTTGTATTTCCCCATTCTGCAGATACAGCACTCCAAGAAGAAAATTCATCTTTTAGATAACGAGTAACAAAAGACTTGGCACCATAGAAATCAATAAGCCTAAAACCTACAGCATTAGATCCAGTGACTTGTCGATAATAATCTACAAATGCACCAGTAATTCCCATACTACCATTCTTACTAATATTCATCATGTTAATTTTATTCTTTTTGTCCTGAAGACACAGAACATCATTAGCTTGAAGCCAGCCAGCATGAACAATATTTCGTTGGCCAGGATATGGTGAACGATTATAAGATACTGAATTTGATTCACCATCAGTCAAAAAGACTGTGTTGACTTTATCTACTTTGTAGGTTTTTTTAAACTTCTCAAATACATCAATAGCAGCAAAAATACATTCATTCAAAGGAGTACTTCCTAGATCATAATGAGTATATCCATAAGTTAGATATGTTTGATGATCTAAAGCATGTGCAAGTTTCCAAACATTTTTCATTTGTTTTTCTAGTTGAGCAGTATTCATCTTAC